TGTTTTCAGTTTCGTGTAAGCAGCGTAAGCAGCGTAAGCAGGATGTAAGCAGGCTCCTGCTTACAGGTTTTCATAAGCCAGATCAAAGGCTTATACCCCCCAAAAATCAATGTAAGCAGGCTAGCCCTCCCACGTACACGTGTACGTGCGCGCGCGTCAATCACGTGCTTAATGCATACGTCTTATAGCTATATACACACAAGACCCCCCCCCATATCCTGCTTACTCTGTATACCTGCTTACAGAGACTGATATATAAGGGAAATTTCGTAAGCAAGGACACGGCTTTAATGCTTTCAAATGCTTACAAAAGTTTTTACGCACACCGCTAGCCCCCCGAAGACGGCAAAAAACGGCCCAGAAACGAGGTTCACCAATGCACGGTCGTCGTTTTGGCCCCGCAAAGACACGCCGAAAAAGAAATTTACCAGCGCAGGGACCGTGACTTTTAGCGTATGATAGCGTTCAATCCTGACTTGCGACGGCCATTTGACACGCCGAAAAAGAAATTTACCAGCGCAGGGACCGTGACTTTACAAGTGCTTTGACGTATGATAGCGTTCAATCATGACCGGCGACTATAAACATCGTGGCATGATTATGGCCATTGACCCCGGCCTGAACGGCGCGTACGCTGTCATTAATGCGCCATCGGGCGAATTTTATGGCTGTGCCGACCTTCCCCGGTTCGCCAAGATGATCAACGCGGTGGAGTTCGCGCGCATCGTTAGCTCCGTGCGCCCGTTCCACGCGGTGATCGAGAGGGTGGGAGCGATGCCCAAGCAGGGCATTTCCTCCACCTTCGTCTTCGGGACCGCATACGGGACGTGCATCGGGGTTCTCGCTGGCGTCGGGGCTCCTCTCTCCTATGTGACGCCCGGCAAGTGGAAGGCTCACTTCAGGCTATTAGGCAAAGACAAAGAGGCCAGCCGCGAACTGGCGGTCAGGCTCTATCCTGTCGCGTCTTCTTTGCTCAAGCTCAAAAAAGATCATGGCAGAGCGGAAGCAATCCTGCTGGCGCGCTACGCTTTTGACTTAATGTGCTCTGGGGGTTTCGTATGAAGATCGAAAATTGGATCTGCGCCAAGTGCAGCTTTATCGGTCCTATCGACGCTTTCCTCTTTATCCCTGATCCGCGCCCGGAGCCTAACGCTCGCGGCTGGTGGCTCTGCACTTCGTGCGACGAGATCGATTGCGTCACCAGCGCGTGCGACGAGCCCGGCTGCGCCCGGAAGGGTTCGTGCGGGTTCCCGAGCCCGACCGGCTACCGGCGGACCTGTTTCGAGCATTCGATCTTCAACCACGGCTCGAAAGCGCATAAGGTCAATGCGGACTGGCGGGCGATGCAGGAGAAGCTCGACCATGAAAGTAAAGCCTGACGACGAGATGTTCCGCCCACGGCCTGACGACGAGATGTTCCGCCCACGGCCGGAACCGCCCAAGTTCATCGCGGCTGCCGTCTGCCTCATCTACTTTAGAACAATCGGATGGATCATATGGAAAGTCATAATGATCCTAGCGAACTGGACGCCGTAAGCGACGCCCTGTTCGACGGCATGAAGACGCTGCTCGACGGCAAGCCCCTCGACGCGGTCGCCCCGGTCCTCGTGGTCGCGGTCGCCCGCGCCCTGTGGATCGACGCCGGGGGCGACCCCGACAAGGCCCGGGGCTTGACGATGAAGTTCATGAACACCCTGATGCGCGAGATCGACGGCATGCTGCGCGAGCCCGGAGAACCTCTGCAATGAAGCCCGGCCTCGCGCTGATGCCCTTTCAGGACAAAGGCAGCGATCTCCTCGCCGCCTCGGCCCGGGCCATGCTGGTCTGGGATCCCGGCGTCGGCAAGACGCCCACGGCCGTCAGGGCCAGCGTCAAGGCCAAGGCGGGGAGGGTTCTGGTGTTCTGCCCGCCCATCGCCGTCAGCGTCTGGCGCAATCACTTCCGCGACTGGGGCGACGACGCGCTCCCGGTCATGGTTTACGACACCAGCGCTTCGTTCTCACCCTACAAGTTCGTGGTCCCGCCCGGGGTCAAGATCGTTCCCTACTCGCGGATCACCGAGCGCTCGCCGATCATCCCGGCTCTTCTCAGGGACACGTACGACGTAGTGATCATAGACGAAGCGCACTACCTCAAGAACCCCGAGGCGATCCGCACCAAAGGCGTCTACGGCCCCAAGATAGATCTCCTCAAGACACCGCTAGTCACGGCCAGACACGTGTGGTGTCTGACCGGGACGCCCGTCCTCAACCATGCAGCGGAATTCTGGACCCATCTGCACGCTCTCAAGCCGGACGCAATTATTCTCCCACAGTTGGGGGTTATGGACATCGACACGTTCGTGCGGCGGTTCTGCGTCACCCGGACGACGACTTACGGCTCGCCCCGGATCATAGGGTCGAAGAACACCCACGAACTCGCCGAGCGGATCAGGGGGTTCTCCCATCGCAAAACGCTCAAGGAGGCGATGCCCGATATGCCGGAGCTTCGCATCGTCGACCACCCGCTGCCGGACACCGATGTCGACCCAAACCTGCGAGCCGAGATGGCCCGGGCGCTGATCAAGCTCAAGCTCGACCCCGAGACCATGACCGACGACGAGCTTCTGGCCGAGATCCAAGCCGGAAACGTGGCGTTCTCCACCGTGAGACGCCTGATCGGGCGCGCCAAGATCAGCGCCGTCGCCAAGCTCACGGAAGACTTCCTCGGAGACAACGAAGACGCCAAGCTGATCCTCTTCGCCCACCATCGCGAGGTGATCGAGGCTCTGGCCTACAAGCTCTACGCCCATAGCCCGCTGGTCATTCACGGCGACACGCCTCTCAGGGCGCGGGACACATACATCGAGCAGTTCCAGATCAACCCGGCTCGGCGTCTGATCATCTTGGCTATCGAAGCCGCCGGGGAAGTCATCACGCTTCACGCGGCGCACAACGTCTTCATCGCCGAGCCCTCCCCGGTGCCGAACAAGAACTATCAAGCGATCTGTCGCGCTTATCGTAATGGCCAGCGCAACGCCGTCCTCGCCCGGTTTCTCTTGCTTTCGGGCACCCTCGACGCCCGGCTGATGGAGATCGTCGCGCGCAAGACCCGGGACATCGCGAAAATCGTGGACGGCAAAGCGTCAAAGCCGTTGACAGCCCCGATCTTCCCTGCTACAGCCTAGACCCCTTAAGACAAGGAGTAACACTGTGGCTAAATTGGTTCTCAGGTTTGAAGCTGACAGTTGGGATGAATTGATGTCCCAACTCCGGGGCGTTTCGGCCGAGCCGGGCGCGCCCTCGGCCGCGCAGGATTTCCCCAGCGACAACGGTGAAGACACTCAAGGCGAACCCGCCTCCGAGCCGACGCCCGAACCCGCCGCCGCCGCGCCCGAACCGGCGAAGGCTCCCAAGACCAAGAAGGTCAAGCCTGCCCCGCCGCCGACGCCCGAGCCCGAGCCCCAAGCTACGGAGATCGAGCTTCCCTCGCTCGAAGCGCTCAAGACCGTGGTCACTCAGGCGGTGCGCGCCGCCCAGCAGAAGAAGGGCCCCACCCGTATTCTCGAACTCCTCCCGGCGTTCAAGGCCGAAACAGGTCTGGAGTATGTGATGAACGCGCAGAACGAGCATCGCCCGGCGCTCTACTCGCTGCTGCAAAGCGCTGGCGTGGAGACGGTCTGATGCTCCACTTATTGATCATCGTCTTCCTCCTGTGTGTCGTTGGCGGCATCGCCCGCGCAATAGACGAGACCATGGAGGAAAACAGGAAGGATCGGCAGCGGCGCGAGCTTGAGCGCAAGCGCAAGGAATGGCGCAAGGAGCAACAACGGATGGAGGAGTTCATGTGTGGCGAGCGCGAGCGCCAGTCCGGACTGGAGACGGTCTGATGTTCTGCTTCGTGATCGTGCTCGCCGTCCTCTTCGCGTGGTTCGCCTTTTGGAGCCTCGCCGTCGACGTGGACCGCATTATCCGTGAAGCTCACGGCGGCAAGTAAACGGTGGCCAGTGAGCGACGACATGCGCGCCTCGGCCCGTCGTCCAGCGAAATCTGGACTACGTGCGCGGGCGCGCCTCGCGAATGGGCGAAGCGCCCGCCCAAGAAGGCCGGTTGGGCCGCGCACGAAGGAGTTCTCGCCCATACTTTGTGCGAGGCGGCGATCAAGCGTGGCGGTCAGGTCGCGTGGCAAGCGGGCCAGACCTTCACGGTCGAGGGCTCGATAGTCGAGATCACCCCGGAAATGCTGGATGCGGTGAGGATGTTTGTGCAGACCGTCTTTCGACTAGCCGACACAGCGCTCTGGCGCGCCACCGAAACTGAAGTTTCCCTTAGCTGGCTCTGGGGAGACGAAGAGCCGCCTGACGATATTTTCGGCACCACTGACTTCGCCGCATGCGATCTCACCACGCTTTACGTGCTCGACTTCAAATATGGACGCGGCAAGGCCGTGGGAGCCGAGCGCAACACCCAGTTACTAATGTACGCGCTCATGGTTTACGGCAAGTTGGAGAAAGAGCGCCCGGACCTGATCGCCGCCATCGAGACCGTGTGTCTGGTGATTATTCAACCGCGGGCGGGTGGGCTCAAGACTTGGGCGATCCCGGTCGGCGAGCTTCTCTACTGGGGCTATGGCGTCTTGAAGCCGAAGATCGACGCGATCTGCGATCCGCTCGAAAACCTTGAGCTTACGCCCGGCAACCACTGCTATTTCTGCGCCGCCGCCATCGACTGCGAAGCTTATGCCCAACATCGAACCGCCAAGAGCGTCGCCAGCTTCCCCGACGTGACCGAAGACATGCTGGAGCCGGTATGATGACCCATCCTCTCGACATTGCGCATCTTTTGACCCTGCCGAGCGAGCCGAAGGCGATGACGCCCGACGCGGCGCGCGCATTGCTCCGGGACGCGCTCAGACGCGTCGCTGCGCGCAGACGCGCCGCGCTCACCCGTGACGGGCCGTCGTTCACCCCGCAAAGCGGAACAGACCAAGAGGACAGAAAGGACTTCACCATGGCTACCAAGGTAGTGCTCACGCCCCCGGGGACGGGCTCGTTTCTCAATCTCCAGAAGCCCCGGGCGATTATCGAGGGCGGCGAGGAGAGGTTCTCCCTCTCCATCATCTTCTCCAAGAAGGATCAGGCGCGGCCCGAGTTCGCCAACCTTCAGAAAGCGGTGGACGAGGCGCTGCGCGAGCGCTGGCCGAACAAGCTCCCGGTCGGCCTGATCTCGCCGTTCCACGACGGCGGCGAGAAGGCCGGGCAGTACGAAGGCTATCACAACGGCGACATCTTCATCTCGCCGTGGACCAAGTCGAAGCCCGGCTGCGTCAACGCCCAGCGCGAGGACATCATCGACTTCAGCGAGTTCTACGCTGGCTGGATCGTGCGCGCCAACGTGCGCCCGTTCGCCTTCGACCGGGCGGGCAAGCGCGGCGCGTCGTTCTTCCTTGAGAGCGTCCAGTTCCTCAAGCCCGGCCCGCGCCTCGACGGCCGCAAGGCGGCCAGCGAGAGCTTCCCGACCGACGGCGAAGGCGGGGCCGAGGCCGAACTGGAAGACGATCCGGTCTGAGTTGTGCCGCGCATCGCAACCCGGATCGCCGCCGCCGTTGCCGGGGTCTCCCTAACTCTCCCGGCGACGGCGGCCTGCCACCACTACCGTGTCTGGCGTTATCCACAGCCGCAACGCTGTGGCGCTCCGTCAGAGTTCAGCGTCAGACCCGCCCCCGAAGATCATTCTTGGTACGTCGAAATTATCGTCGACGAGCGGGCCGAGGCCATCGCGAAATTGAAGACCCTGCTGAATGGAGAAGTTCATGAACGACGTTGACACCCACATCGAGGACTATTCCCAGCCGCCCTACCTCACGACCGAGACCCGCCGTCTCTCCGAGCGCTACGCCACCCTGCCGGGGATCGACACGACCGGGATCGAACACGCCATCCGCGCCCACGACGCCAGCTTCCCCGACATGGGCGAAGTCCTGCAATCCCGCAACGCCGTGCATGGCGACTTCACCGACGACGCGGCGTTGTCGCAAGCGCTCAAGGACGTGATGCACGTCGGGCGCAACTGGCCGGTCCTCAATCCGGTTCAGCGCGAGGCGTTGGAGCAGATCGCCACCAAGATCGGGCGCATCCTGTCGGGCGATCCTAATTACCCTGACCATTGGTTTGATGGCATTGGGTATTTTACTTTGGTGTTAAGAGCGTTGGAGAAATAAATGCCTCTCCCAATCGTGTATAAATCTATGCGTC